ACTGTTGATCCTGACTCTGTTGCTACAGCAGTCCCACTAGCATAAAAAATTATGTTACCGTCGCCGTTTCCAGTTTGAACAAGATAATCCCCTGACGAAATATATCCTTTAGAAACTATACTTTGATAACTACTTTTAGAAGACTGATTAATCCAAAATTCTATTGTAAAATCACCTGCTCCTAACCTAAGTGATAAATCGTCACTAAACGTAAGATAATTTCCTGTGCCACCAAAATAATTAGACCAGTTATCTCCATACGGACTAAAGCTACCCTGAGTAACGTCGCCATTCCTTGTTATGGTGTGATTGTTAGTGGAAGAATCGCTAAACGTATTGTTGTTATCACCACTAGTTCCATCGCCGTCTAGCAGCAGAACAACATTGGCAAAGTCATCATCACCAGTGTCAGCAGCACCAGCTGCACCGCCTGCTGCTTGAATTAACTTCTTAGAAGCTGAACTCATCCTAGTGCTTGCCCCGCTGTAAAGCCGTAGTAGGTTGTACCACCGTCATGTGTGATAAACACAAAGTAATCAACAGCACTGGCCGTAGCAGTCAGTGTTGGCGCTGTAGCACTAGGCCAATCTACTGATCCCGGCCACGTTACTGTGTAACCAGATGCGCTAGCGTCCTGCACAATCTTCAACGTAAATGCAGATACCTTGCCGCTAGATGCTGGGTTGCTAAACGTAAACGTAGTGTTCTCTGTCAACGTGTGACTAAAGTTTGTTCCGTCTCGCAGGTTTACAGTCGTTGCGTTAGAACTAGACGCTACTGCTGTGTACTCTTCTGAGATCCCGTTATCAAACGTGACTACACCATTAGCATCTGATGTGACAACCCCTGACGCCTGAGTAGTACCCAATGTGTCTGGTAAAGCTACTGTGTACGTTGAAGCTGCTGAGTGTGCTGGGCCTTTAAGGGTTACACCGTGGCTGTTGCTTTCGCAGTTAAAGACGATAGTGCCGGGGTTGGTGTTACCGTAGAGTACGGTTGTTCCTGTGCCGTTTGGAAACAACTCAATGTTGCCGTTGGTATTAGTAGACTTAACTGCATTAGCATCAATCTGAATGTTGTCTACGTCTAACTGATTACCTGTTAATGTAGTAAACGTACCAGCCGCTGCTGTAGTACCACCAATAACGCTGTTGTCTACAGTGCCACCAGATATTGTCAGATCGTCAGCAACATAAGCATTTGCAATAGCAGTGCCTTGCCAAGTCCCTGTAGCAATCGTACCTACTGCTGTTATCTGCGTCTGAGAAGCGTCTACAGACAAGGTATCGCCAGTAAGGGTAAGACCAGTGCCATCTACCAAAGCTGTCTTAGAAACGCTTATAGCGGCACTAGCGTTAACATCTGCATCAACAATCACGCCAGAACCAATAGCAGCCACGCCTGTATCAGCAATCGTAATGTCGCCTGATACTACGTTGTCAATCCACTTAGATGTAGTTGTGTCGTAAAACAAAACAGCACCATCAGCAGGCGTTGTAATGTTTGTATCAGTTAGGCCGCTAAGGGTTGTACCTCCACCACCTGTTTGCGAATCAACATAAGCCTTGACTGACTGCTGGCTAGGAATCCCTGTAGCAGAGTCGCTAACCATGTCATCTTCATCAAGAAACGTCTTACCATCCAAGATGTTAAGTTCGGCGGTTGTAGCTGTAATGCCATCCAAAGTATTTATTTCTGCTGCTGTAGCAGTAATGCTTAAATCAGACAGATTAGAAACAGTACCTTTAGCATCAAGTTGAGTCTGTATATTTGACGTAACGCCATCAACAAAGTTAAGTTCGGCAGTCGTGGCTGTTACACCGTCCAACAGGTTTAGTTCTGCTGTTGATGATGTAATTCCATCTAATGTATTAAGCTCTGCCGCAGTTGCCGTAACACCCAAGTCAGACAGACTAGACGCAGTACCCTTGGCATCTAGCTGTGTTTGAATGTTTGAGGTCACACCGTCTACAAAGTTAAGTTCTGCCGTAGTAGCGGTTACACCATCAAGAATATTTAGCTCTGCTGTGCTTGCCGTAATACCGTCTAACGTATTCAGCTCAATAGCGGTTGCAGTTACACCGTCTAAGATATTTAACTCAGCAGTAGTAGCTGTTACGCCGTCTAATAGATTGATCTCAGCGGTACTGGCTGTAACTCCGTCAAGAATGTTTAGTTCGGCAGCAGTTGACGTAATCGCCGTACCGTTAATAGACAGAGTAGTAAAGTTACCTGTAGAAGCTGAGTTTGCACCAATCGTTGCACCATCAATTGTGCCACCATTGATGTCTACAGTAGTGACAGTGCCTAAGTTAGAAACTGTAGCGCCAGTAAGATTAACTGTGCCTGTAGCAGTCAGGTTTGCAAACGTAGCAGTACCAGTAAACGTAGGACCAGCTAAATCAGCCTTAGTCCCTGTTGCAGTAGCAATAGCATCAAATTCAGTATCAAACTCAGAACCACGGATAACCTTATTGGTGTCACCTGTAGGCAAAGAGTCCTTAGCAGTAAAATTTGTAGATTTTACATAGTTAGACATAAGGCTTTCCTATCCGTTATATATCTTTTATTTAAAGACTCGTACACAAGCACTTAAATAAAAGGGGGCCATTGCGACCCCCAGTGTTCTATTACGCAGACGGTACTGCGAGGACAAAACCAGCTTCTGGGCGATACACCTGAACACCATACAGAGTGTCGGCAGTGTACAGCGTAGAAAGGTATTCCTGCTTGTACTGGGTCTGTGAGCGAACAGCCATCTGCTCTGCCATCACAACAGCTTCGTTGTGGAACAGCAGGGCTGCGCGAGTGTCAACGCTAGATGCAGTGTTGTCAGCTGCGGCTTCGATAGTTCGGCAGTTAGCAGAAACGTAAACGTCTACGCCATACAGGTTGCCGATCAGGCCGTTGTTGACAGTACCACCGGATACGAAGTCAGAAGACACATATCGGTCGATACCCATGATCGCATTGCGCGTGGCAGGCGGGATGATAAGGTTACGGCCTTCCATCGGCACGTTGTTGTCATCCATCTTCTGGATCATGTCACGGAAGAATGCGTCCGTGAACTCGTCGCCAGCTACCAGAGTATCATCGGTGTACTGAGTAGTAGTGCCATTATCATTGAAGAAACAACCGCTGTGCTGGTAGTCAGTAGCAGCAGGGCTGAATACAACAGCGCCACCGTCACCAAAACCAGTGCCAGCTGCGTGCAGATCATTATCGACCTGTACAGCCAGAGCATAACCAGCATCTTCAGTGTAGAACTGACGCAGAGATGACAGAGCCTGTACCTCTACGATGTCCTCGATTAGACGCGAGTATTCAAAGTGACGGTTAATCGTAACTGTCAACTCTGATTCGGTGTTTGCAATGATAGTTACCGCAGTGTCAGCCGCTTTAGCATTGGCATCGCCGCGAGTAGGCTTAGGGATATGAATAACGTCACCCTTCTTGCCAGTCATAGCGATACGCTTGACAAGGGGAGCCATCTTTAGGTTCTTCTGATAGGCGGCAATAATCTCGTCTGACCAGATTTCTGGTACAAAAGTTGCCGCTTCTGTTAGGGCGGTATTACCCGCCGCGCCGGGGTAAGTTGCTGTAGCCATGATAAATCTCCTTTAAGGCTATTTAACTCGACCCTCCGCGTATGCTTTCAATATCTCATCAGATAAAGCGTTGTAACGGTCAGGGTCGGTTTTCATTAGTTTAATAATGTCAGCACGACGATAAACTTTTTTGCGTGATCCTTCCCCTGTTCCACGAGCGTTGCCTGTAGTTGCAGACTTTACGGCACTCTTACGGGCTGCTTTTTCCGCTTGAGCCGTCTGCTGAACCACTTGATTACGTTCTTTCCAAAGCGTAAAAAGTTCGTCAGCGGCATCATAATCGTAACTTTGGTCTGCTTCTACAAACAGTTTAGTTCTAACCTTTGATCCCTTGATCCACTCAGCAAACTTAGGGTCTTGCAGTATGCTTTCCATTTCGGGATGGTTAGCTTTAAGCTGTGCAAGAGTAGCCTGTTGCTTGTATTGTTGAGTGTAAGCCTCTGCTTCTTTGATCTTAGGGTGGTTATCTATAGCTCGGTTAACAGCGGTTTGAGGATCTACAAAAAAATCTGTATCATCTTGTTCTTGCTGTTGTTGAGGTGCTGGTTGTGTGTTGAGTTGTGACTGAATGTGACTATCAACAAGTTTTCGTAACTCGCCAACTTCCGTACTCTGCTTGCCAGAAAACTTCTCTAGCTCTTGGTGCATCTGTACAAGTTCTTCTACAGATTTACCTTGGTACTTTTCTGGAATATCAGGCTCTTGTACAGGTTGTTCCTCTTCTTGAGGAGTCTCTACGGTGTCCTGTGTGTCGAGTTGATCTGTTGTTTCTAAATCTTCTTCTGGTCGCTCATCAATAATTGTCGCTCTTGACATCACTAAATTTTACCCCGCCTTTGTAGGTTATGGAGATTATTATAGGGATTGACTCTCCTTTCGTTGAGCTTCCCTTCCTTTTCGCCCAGCTTCTTCGTGTTCTCTAACCCACTTCATGTGTCTTCCGGGGAAGTCACCAGTAGATCCGTCGAGTATGCACGGCGTTGCTGAAACGATTTTTGTAGCATTAGCACCACAGCCGCACCTAATGGTTGTGGTATCTTGATCTACAAATTCTTCAAATATGTGTCCGTTAGTGCAACGAAAATCAAATACTTTAATCATTATCTGTGTTAAGCTCGTCGTAATTAGTATTTGTTGTAGATTCTAAATTTAAAATGTACGCTAAGACGTTTATCTGTCCTTTACGCATGTACAAATCATTAGCATCTTTTGTAGCTTCAACACTATTAATCACTAAAGCATTTTGTTTTAATTCTTCAATTAGCTGTTTCCAACCATCAGTAGAAAACAGGGTGAAGTAATTATCGTAGTACTGCTGTGTTTCTTGATCTAACGAGGCCATAAGGTTATCTCTTGTATACTTATAATGTATTATATCATATATTTATGCAAAAGTCAAGTCTTTTTTTTGGTACTTTTACGCCTTTTTCCTGATGCCGTCACAGCGTACTTGACACGTTTTGGGCCTGTTTTTTTAGCTTTAGCCGCGTCTTTCTCTGCTTTAGTCATCTTGGCAGCTACTTTTTTAGGTCTACAAGCTGGGTAAGGTCTTTTGGAGCCTTTGGCTTTTTTACGGCCACAAGGCTTTCCAGTCTTAATATCTACCCATTCTTCCTTAAACCATTTAGTTAAGCCGCCTTTGGTCTTAGGCATAAGTGCCACCGCGTTTTTTGTACGTCTTAACCAGCCAAGCATTAGCGTACGCACTAGGGTACACATCAAACTTTTTTTTGGCTTCTGATTTAACCCTAGAGTAAAGAGCTTTGTTCTTTACGTTAGCGGGTATAGTGCTTTTCTTTGTTTTACTTTTTGCCTTTGCCACGATTACGTAACCCCTTAAAGTCAGCCCCTGTAATTTTGTTTCGTGGTTTAGCTACACGGGCTATTTTCTTTTGTTTGGCTGAATAACCTTTTTTACCTTTTGGCATTACTTCTTCACCTTCTTTTTCTTTTTCTTCTTAGGCTTAGATTTGTACGCACCCATTCCGTAACCCATAACAAACTCCTTATTTACCTTTGTGGACTTTTTGGACTTCAAAGTTTGCAGACTTCGACGCACCCTTGTGGGGCTTATACCCGCCTGCAGGATCTTTCATCAACTTGTAACTGTTACCGCTCTTCATCCAGTGGTAACCTTTTGGTGCCGGAACTTTCATAACGTTTACCAGTTTTTGCAAGACCAGTATCTTGCGGTGAGTTTACTAGGCTTGTCAGTGTCACACTTGTGCCTAGCTCTAAATGACTTACGCCGTGCTGGTTGATCTTTTTTGATCTTCATTTTGGCGTCACCAAAACGTATAGTCTTGGTCTTGTCGCCCTCTTTGGCTACTACTACAAACTTTTTAGTTGGATGATTAGGAGTTCGCTTCGGTTTGTTGTACCCGCTTACTCCTGCTCGCTCCAGCTTTGGATCTTTTTTCTTGGGCATTAACTTTCGCCTCCAAGCTGTCTAATTGTGTTTGCAAACTGTTGAGCCTGTCCTTCTGTTCTTTGAACGCTTGGTTCACTTGGTTGAACAGGTTGTTCATTTCGGTTTGTGTCATTAACACGGCTAGTAGCTCCTTTTCTAGCTTGATTGTTAAGATTTTTTTCCTTTAACGCAATTTCAGCAATCTTTAGACGACGTTCAAACTCTTTGTCATCTTCGTCACCTTCTTTGAGGTTTCTAGTAATTGCTTCAATTTTATCAATCTCAAGTTCTTCTGGTGCCAACTCAGCGTCAACAGCGTACTTAACAGCCCTAGCTTGAGATTCTGCGGCTTGTCCTTGTAGTGCGGCTGTTTGCGCCTGCTGGAACTGTAGCTGTGCTTGTTGAGCAGCCATAGCCATCTGCTGTGCTTGTGGGTTAGGCTGCGCTGCCTGTTGCATTGCCGCGATGAGTTCTTCACGGTTAGACAAGTTCATGTTGTCTATGATGCTTTGGATCAACACAGGGTACAGAGGACTGTCCTGTTGCATTGTTTGTAAGAGTTGTACAAGCTGAGTTACCTCGTACTCACGAGCGATGATGCCTAAAGTGCTAGTAGGTATAAACTTGTAATCTGCTACGGGGTAGTTTTCAGGGTCAAACTGCATATACCTGTGTGCAGCTTTGGTGACAAACGGTAACAAAAACGACTGTTGAAAGTTAATCAGAGTGCGTTTATGCCGTTTAATAATAGCCCCAAGAGACATAGAAATACCAGCGGCAGTAGCTTCACCGTTAACACTGCCAGC